TGATATAGTTAAAACTCTAAACGAAAAGTACGGGCCAGGTCAATTAGACCCAGCAACAGGCGTATTTACACCAACTACTTAAACAATTAATTTAAAAAAACAGTCTTAAATCTTTATTTTGGAAAGTTTATCTTATACTTATAGTAGTACAAGTAATTTGCTTTTACATATAAAAATATAAGATTTTAGGAGAAAAAATATGGCTGAACGAATTGTCTCGCCTGGTGTTTTTACACGAGAAAGAGATTTATCATTTTTACCTCAAGCAATAGGTGAAATTGGTGCCGCAATAATAGGCCCTACAAAAGTAGGCCCAGCGTTTACACCGACCCAAATAACTAATTTTCAAGAATTTGAAGAGATGTTTGGTGGTGTAGACCCAAGATTTTACACACCATACGCCGCAGAAGAATATTTGAGAAGTGCTGGTGTAGTAACAATAGTTAGAGTTTTAGGAATTGGTGGTTACAAAGTTGATTCAGTTCAATTAGTTGCTCATCAAAACGCTATAGCTGTAAGTACTTTAGCTACTCACTCACTTGCTATTTTAGCCCCATCAAGAGGTTCAACTGGAGTAGGAGATTTGAGTGCTACTTCAATAGCAAGTCCAGGTACAATAACTGGTACATCATTTGTACTTACTGTTTCAGGTAGTAATGTTTCAGCTGAATCATATACACTATCTTATGATACAGGTAGTGCTAATTTTGTAGATAAAGTAATTAGTCCTGACCCACAATCAACTAAGTCAGGTAACAATGACTCATCTGTATATGTTTATAAAGTCTTTAAAAATACAGCTATGAATCTTTCAGCTTCTGTAACTAATTATAAAGTTGGAGTTGTACTTACATCTGATGGACATAATTTTAGTGCTGGTGCAACCTCATTTGATAGTAAAGGTGAAGCTGGAACTTGGACTGGTAACGTAGATTATCAGTTTGCTAGAACACCATACTTAGTATCACAAACAATTAACTCATCTCGATATAGTTTATTTAGAGTTTATAGTCGTTCTCACGGAACTGAGATAAATACTACTTATAAACTTAAAGTATTGAATCTTAAACCAGAAGAAGATATAGAGGGTTCAGATTATGGTACATTTTCATTACACGTAGTTAAGGTAAGTAATGATGAAAGAGTTGAAGAATTTGATGGATTAACACTTGACCCAGCATCACCAAGTTATTTTGCTAAAAGAATTGGTGACCGTCATGTTGAAATAGATTCCAATGGTAAATTAACCTATTATGGTAATTACCCTAATATGAGTAAATTTATAAGAGTAGGTGACTATTCAACTATGGAAGAAGACGGAGTATTTAAGTTTCCAAAGAATGTTCTTCCACTAGGTCACAAAGCAGTATATAATACTGTTCCAGGTGGTACTAATATTCCATCAGCTTCATTTAAAACTGCACAAACAGATGCAAATGGAACATTTGATAGTACAGTTCCATATGGATTTGATTTAATTACTACAGGTCCGAAAAACGACAATCTTCAATATCTTGCACCAGTTCCAAGTTCAGCTACAACTGGTAATAATGTTGTATTCCATTTAGAAAATATGTATGGTAATACTGACTTTGATACTTCATTATCAAGTACATATTCAGATGGAACTGTAGTACTTGGTCTTACAGGTTCTGCAATACAACAGTTAAAATTCGCAGTTCCTTTACAATGGGGATTTGATGGTAGTAATCCAGCAACACCTTATTCTACAGGTACAGATATTGCAAGTACAAACACACAAGGATTTGATATCTCAAGTGCCACAGCAAGTGGTTCAGTAGCTTATAAACGAGCTATTAACGCTGTAAGTAATCCTGATGAGTTTGATATTAATCTATTAGTAACACCTGGTGTAATTCACGGATTACATTCAACTATAACTAATCACGCAATATCTAAGGTAGAAGCTAGAGCTGATGCATTTTATATAATGGACGCTTCCGCAATTGGTGATGCAATATCGACAGTTAAAACTACGATTAAAACATTGGACACTAATTATGCAGGTACTTACTATCCCTGGGTTAAAATTGTAGATAGAAATACAAGTAGACCAGTATGGGTGCCACCATCAGTAGTACTACCTGGTGTAATTTCTTACACCGACCAAGTAGCTCATGAGTGGTATGCTCCAGCCGGTTTGAATCGTGGTGGTTTAACTACAGTATTAGAAGCCAAGACAAGATTGACTCACGCAGAACGTGATGATTTATATGAGAATAGAATCAATCCAATAGCGTCTTTTCCTGGTCAAGGTGTAGTAGTATTTGGACAGAAAACACTACAAACTAAACCTTCTGCGTTAGATAGAATCAATGTTCGTAGATTGTTGATTGCATTAAGAAAGTTTATTGCAAGTTCATCAAGATACTTGGTATTTGAACAAAATACTCAAGCTTTAAGAAATCGTTTCTTGAACATTGTAAATCCTTATCTTGAACAAGTACAACAGAATAGTGGTTTAAGTGCATTTAGAGTAGTAATGGATGATTCCAACAATACTCCAGATATTGTGGATAGAAATCAATTAGTTGGTCAGATATTTATTCAACCAACACGAACAGCTGAGTTTATTGTACTCGATTTTGTTGTTCAACCTACAGGTGCCACATTTCCTGAATAAGTTTGACTTATAAAATAAATGTAATGTATAATGAGAAGCCCCAATTTCGGTTGGGGTTTTCTTTTTTTACTTAAAATTTCTTTAATTGATATTTATTTATGAGTACAAATAAATGACTTTTTTAGGAGAATAAAGAATGGCTACATTAGACCCTTCAGAAATTATGTTCACACCGTTTGAACCGAAGACCAAAAATCGGTTTATTATGTATATTGAAGGTGTACCAGCATATTTGATTAAAACTGCAAATAGACCATCTATTGAGTTTGAAGAAATAGTATTAGACCACATCAATGTTAAACGATATATCAAGGGAAAAGGTGCGTGGCAACCTATTGATGTTACTCTTTATGACCCCGTTGTTCCAAGTGGGGCTCAAGCAGTAATGGAATGGATACGTTTATCACACGAATCAGTAACAGGTAGAGATGGTTATTCAGATTTTTATAAAAAAGATGTTACTTTTAATATGTTAGGTCCAGTTGGAGATGTTGTTGAAGAATGGACATTAAAAGGTACATATATACAATCAGCAAACTTTGGTGATTTGGATTACGCAACAAGTGACCCTGCAGAAATCACCTTAACACTTAAATATGATTACGCCATACTTCAATTTTAATTAAACCGGAGAATAAACATGACTGAATGGATAGCAGCAAATTGGGAATATGTTTTAGTTGGTATTTACGCGATTGAAAAAATCGTGAAACTTACACCAACAAAATATGACGATATTCTTTTCGATATGATTCTTAAACCAATCAAAGAGAAATTCGCACCGAAAAAATAATTTGTTATTTCGAACAAAAAAGTTATATTTATAATTGGTTATTAATTTAATACACAAAGGAGTCATTTATGGCTGAATACAAATTCCCTACTGAGATGGTAGAATTACCATCTAAGGGGTATTTTTACTTTGATGGTCATCCACTATCAAGTGGTAAAGTAGAGATAAAATATATGACCGCAAGAGAAGAAGATATTCTTACTTCTCAGAACCTAATACAACAAGGTACTGTAATTGATAAATTATTAGAAGCATTAATTGTAGATAAATCAATTAAAATAGATGATATGTTAATTGGAGATAAGAATGCAATTATGGTAGCTTCAAGAATACTTGGTTATGGTAAAGAATATGAAATCGAGTATGATGGAGTAGAACATACAATAGATTTATCAGTACTTGAATCAGTAAAACTTGATTTTTCTAAATGTACTAAAGGTACTAATGAATTTAACTTTGAATTACCATCTTCAAAAAGAACAATTACATTTAAACTATTAAATAGTGGAGATGAGAAAAAAATATCTGAAGAACTTATGGCTAGAAAAAAAATATCTAAGGATAACGCTTCAGAACTTACTACTCGATTAAAACAAATGATACTTTCAGTTGATGGTAAAACTGAGAAATCACATATAAATAATTTTGTAGATAATGAATTTTTGTCTCTTGATTCTCTAGCTTATAGAAAATATCTTGCTACAATCACACCTGATGTAGATATGAATGTGACAGTTAAAGATTCGACTGGAAAGGCACAGGTGATTATGGTTCCTGTAACCGTACGATTTTTTTGGCCTTCCACCGGAGTATAAACTTCAAATCCATGAAGAAATATTTCAACTAATATTACATTCTAAAGGTGGTTTCACTTTTAGTGATGCATACAACTTACCTATATATCTTCGAACATTCTATCTAAAACGATTACAAACTTTCTATAAGAAAGAAGCAGACGAATTACAAAAAGAAATGAACAAACATAAGAGTTCATTTAAAAGATAATTTTCTGTACAATTGATATTTATTATTGAGTTATAACATTTAATTTTAATCGGAGATTCAAATGCCCAAGTATAAAAAAGTTAATGAAGGTATAGT